CCGACGCCAAGATAACAGAGCTAACGCTCAAGTATCCAGACGCTGAAGTCTACGACGACTAAAAGGAAACCAACATGGAACTGAGGGCTGACCTAACAAACGACGACCACCTGGAAACAATCAGGAAGATCCACGACAACGAAGGAGGACCAAGGTCTGCATACGCATGGGCAATTGGCAGGGAAAAACTCGAAAGGGGAGTCCACGTGGGGGGAGAAACAACCTACTACCGGGACTACATTACTTACGATCTAGACACCAACGACGTCACTGACTTCATCATTGACTTCTACAACGCTTACAACCGCCGCTTCGGCTTAACTTATTAAGTAATCCAAGATGAAATACTGGAAGACGAAGGTCGAGCTTCATTTCACTGGCGATAGTGAGCAAGAAGCAATCGAACAGCTACAGAAAGCCCTTGACTACATAACCTATTACGTAAAGGAAGAAACGAACTTGGCGTTCTACATTCGCCCGACGACCGCAACATTTATTACGGACCAATCATGACGAAGGAAGAGTTATTAAGACGTGTCGTTTTGCAATTAAAGGAGGACATAGAGATGGGTGAGTGTGAGGCGATAGAGGAGCTACTGAAATGTTTAAGCGACGAAGCATTGAAAGGTTATTTGCCGGAATTTTCCGGAGAGGATGAATCATGACACCAGTCGAACTTAAATCTTTCCGGCAAGGAATCTTTTCAGAGCGCGAGACACTCAGAGAGGCGCTTGAATACGCACACATGGTGGCAAAAGGGTCTGACCATCCGCCGGCAGTGCTTACCGCCGTCTATGTTGTGCTCAACACGGTGATCAACGTGCTTAACAAAGAACCCGCACCTTCGCACTAACAAGGAACCAACATGAGTTATTTACCCGAGGCCCCAGACTTAACTCAACACCACTTCTTTGGCACAAGCCATGTGGAATGGCGATGCACCAGTGAAGATCGAGACCTCAGAGGGCTAATAAAGTTCTTTGAACAGGCGGGTTATCCCTACGCATTGTATTTGGTTCCCGGGCCAGACGACAGACCATATCAAATCAAACATACAATCCCAGACGTCGATGGAGTCGTCTGTCTTGGTACGTTTGAGCCAGACAGGAAAAAAAAATGAATACCAACGAATTACCCAAAGCCCGTTATCTAATTTGCTCAAGAGTCTGCATCAAAGAAGAAGACGGGATCTACTACACGGTTGCCGAAGACGCGCCAATCGACCCATCTCAGGATGTAGCTTACGATGTCTACGTTAAAAAGTTCGATGCCGTAAACCGAGACAATGAATGGGGGCCATGGGAATTTGAAACATTGCTCGACGAAACCTTTGACACGCGAGAGAAGCGAGACAAGCGTGCTTATCAACTACTAACGTGGTATCACCCCTCGGTAATTGACTACGCATACTAATAACTAAAGGCCAGCGGGGGTAACACCCTGCTGGCTTGTAACTTAAAAATCTCGCGGGCGTCTCAATCAGTCCACGCAACTGGGTTTAATTCGATCAGCATTTCCACCGACGCAGCGATGCTTTCGCCCGCTCAGCGTCACCCTTGGCGTGCTTAACAACACCCTCCATACGGGCGCAGAAGCTGGCTCGACGCCCCTTATCAGCTTCCGTCTTGGGGTTAGGTGCCGGCGCTTGCAGGTTGCTTCCTGTAGCGGCGTTGTACTTGGCCCGCCCCTTCGCCGTCAGACCAGCGCCTTCCTTGGTAGGTAACTTCTCACCCCTGCCGACTGAGAGTGACACTGACGACTTCTTCATTTCTTCTTCGCCGTCTTGGCTGAGTCCTTAAAATCCTGGGCAGTTGGAGCGCCAGGAGCACCGGGCTTCCTCATCTTTTCGTTAGACCCGGCTTTTATCCGCTCCCTCTTGGCATTGATATTGGAATACAAACCCTGCTTAGCCATAACCTGACCCCTTGTTAAAACAAAATGATCGAGCGCGTCTCAATCAGTCCACGCAGCTCTCGCTCGTTGCACCCATTACTTCGCTATCGCCATTATCTATCTTCAACCACACCGCCAAGTCATCTAGCGCCCTAATCATTGCGCCTTGCCCAGAAGGGTTAAGGATTCCTCTGATCTTATGCGCTTGATATTGCGTGATGCTTGCTTCTGATGCACACCGACGAACGCTGCTGCTTAATAAAATCCTACGAACTTGCAGCTTGCTTAGCCCCATCCTGACAACCTCGGGATGCTGCGTCAGACTCATCGCCAATATGCGAGCACACACTTTCTGCTCGCGTACATTCCCATACGTTAGAAACACCCACAGTTGTTGGTCCATCGGCATCCTGCTGATCCGACCGAAGATCATCCCGGCTTGAGCGTGGAAGTCCCACGCAGTCAACTTCATAGAGTTTGGATTCCGATGCTTATCTTTAGACAAGAAAACACCGGTCGGCATGGAAAGAATCTGCCGGCTCCGGGTGCGGAAGGCAAACCTTAATGCTGCGTCCGGCGAGCTAAACAAGGCGGGTCAAGACGACATCGAGTCGGTCTTCCTCGGTTGACCAAAGTTTCTGCGCAGTAATCTTGGTGATCTGAGTGTCATCCAGATACACAACTCGGTTCAATGAATCTGCCAAGATCTTCACCACATTATCGAGGTCTGGTTTCCCGGGTTCCCTAAAACCCGCGATGGCAGCTTCTCTGTCAGCTTTTTTCCAACTCTTGGGAATCTTGTATGTTGCTGACAAATCAAGCGATACAGGCCCCGTCCACGGGGTTGTGTCTTGCATGCATGGTGTTGCCTTGTCACGCAGCACAGACTCGTAAGACTTGGTTGCCGGCGGGGTGATCGCCGCTCCAGTCTTCTTGACAAAATGCGGTCGCCCCTTGCCAATCACCCGCCCGTAGACGGTGAAGGTTATCCGCCGAACGTCTTGCGCTCTAGCCGTTCCGTCGCTTGGTTCGTCCGCCATATCTCAATCTCCATTTCAATCCGTTTGATCTCAAGACGGAGCCGCTCATCAGACTCGACCGCTCTTTCTAGAGAAAGAAGATGATCCAAAAATTCCTGTCGGCAGAGTGCGTCTCGTTCCTGGCCAGACACTGAGCTTGAGCCCTTTCGCTCAGCGTCTTTCATGAGCAAAGCGATCAAGGACTTTTTATATTCCTCAAGGTAAACACGCTTTGCTTTAGCCGCCGGGTATTCATCACCAGCTTTCGCGTACTTCCGAAGCAGTGCATCAATATCGCTCAAGCGTTCATCTCCTTGAGTCGCTGCTCGACTGCGCGTGCAAAATTAATTGGACCCATTGGTCTGGGGTACGTGTGAACAATCTCTTTTATTTCCTCATCCGTCAGCCCGACCCATTGGCGCTGTGGACAGCAATGACCGCACCGGGGGCAGTCAATCACCAATTCGCGATCAGTCATAGCCAACTCCCTTGCAAAACATACGTCTTCTTGCCTTTTTCGCGCACATCAATCTGGCGCACCTTGAGCTTGAGACGCTTGGCGTAGTACCGAGCGCGACCTAAATACTTGGTTGCAATAAAATTTCTGCCGCCGCCGTTTGGGTAATCAATCCAACGGCAACATACGTAATATTTTTTCTTGGGCCAGCAGTGTTTCATTTCTCTCCCCTTTTGCGGTTCATGGTTTTCCCGTTCGGTAATTTTGATTCACAATTAGTAGTCTTTCCTGCGGATTTTTCCCGTTCGGTAATCATGCGATCTTGTCCTTAAACCCACTTGTGTGTAGACGCTTAAAACAAGCTTCGCATTTCCAGCGGAACGCGTTGCCCTTAGATGTCAAAACTTTGTGGAGCCCGGGGTTCACCCGGCACTGCTGACAATTAGGTTTCACTGTGTTTGATCTCCAATCCGAATAATCTCTACCTCTGATTCCGTCTCAATCCAGACCCGAGCACCGCAAGCCAGTGGTTTATCCGGCGCATAGACAACCCTACTAGGCCCATTGATCACGGCTTCATGGGCGTACTCGTTGTCTTTGTATGTCTTTACTGTAAGCACAGGGTCTTGCCGCCCACTCTTAGCGTTCGCCTTCACGACGTGCTGGTTAACGTGGATCACGGTTCTCATCTCGTTCCTTCAGTTGTGCGCTAAGGCGGCGGTGGAAGTTCGCTTCGCTGTCGTCCGCGCTAACTAGCCAGTCAATCCGATGCACGTAGATATAAGCTCGCCGCAGCAAGTCAACCGCACGATTGAACTCGGCAATCGTTTCCTCCTTGTACTTGTAATCCCAGTCGGTTGACTCCTCGTTATCGAGAATGAACTGCTCGATGTCGTCGGCAATTTGTTGCAACTTATATTGGTCGTAATCAAATCTTCCTCCGCTCATGACAGCTCCTTCTTGATGATTAATCGCCCTTGAGAGCGTTTGTATAAAGTGGGATACAGTTATCGGGATAAGCCATGCAGTCCCACAGCACGCCTTTGCTGTCCATAAACGCTGCTGGCTCTTGAGCCTGTCTCGATTCGATGTATTCCCGAAGCTCCCCAATCTCTTCTAGCAGTCGGGTTACGAGCATCATTCGAGTAAGCACACCGCCATCGGCGTCGGGGTGATCCTCGCACCGTTCCGAAAGGTTCTTTATGTCTTTGTACTTCATGATTTGTTGGCAGATGAGTAAAGAATTTCTTTCGTTGACTGGATGTCAGTCAACAATCCTGTTTCGACGCACGGCATTACGCCGTATCCAAAGTTCATCGGCACCGCACACCGCTCAAATTTCTCCCGGCTAATAGCACCAACGATATCGACGGTGGCTGGCCCATCCATGACGCACGACACGAATACATCGGCGTTGGTTTTATCCATGTCTTTGACAAACAGATAGGTTTGGGGGTACTGCTTGATCCTCGTCTTAACCTGCAACGAATACCCGTTAACCATCAGGTCACTGCCGCCGTCGCCGAATCGCTTGATGACCATCTCAAATGGCACACCGAATGCAGTACAAACCGCTGCTTCACCCAGGGTGCCGACCAGGTTGAGTTCAAAGTCGCTGCGAGACCAGTCAACCCGGCGGTTAATAACTTCACCGGCTGCATTGAGCTTCGCCTTGTTCTCCGACACAGCAATCGCTGCGTCAACAGCAAGCCGGTACTGTTGAGGAGAAAAGGATATGCGCATCAGCTTAACTTTTTAGCGTTTCTTTCAAGCCAAGCCGCCGTCCAAGGTCTTTCCCACAGTCGCATGTAACCAAGCTTTGCCCCCGCCGCGATAAGCTGCGACGTCATCCGCTCGTCACCATCAAGACCAACCCAGGTTTCTCGCATGGTGTAGTGCGGGAGATATGTCGCTTGCGCCAAAGTGAAGATTGGCTGTGGCTTGACTTCATGGATTTCGGATTGAGACTGTGGCATTGGTTATTCCTTGCTGGGCAATGACGCCCTTGTTGACAGTTGTGGTTGCACGGTGGGCAATGATGGTTTGCTTCTTTTAAAATCAACTCTTGTCTCGGTGGGCGGTACAAATCCATATCGTTTCCATGTCTCCAGTACGTTGACCTCGCGTCCACTACTTGTGTGCAGCTTCATGCGTATCCCTCAAGCACCTCGTGGCGCGGCAGGTTTCGTAAGACATAGACGTGTTCAGGTTCGTTGTTAAATAGTTTCTCGTCTCTTGTCTGCGTTGTTGAGAACGCCCAAACGTTTCTACTGTTTGAATTTACCAACCGGCGATTGATAAGACCTTCGTTCGCCATTCGTGACATCAGACCGATCAAGATCCTCTGTTGTGCACCTGGGACACAGACGTTTGGACCAGTCGTCTCCCCGTTCGCGATCAGAAAATTAATTACCTCTTTTCGGAGGTCGCAATGTTTTCCCATGGTTCCAGTAATTTTGAAGGTGTGATTGATAGAACATTGGCCATCGCAAGCAGGGTCTTCATCCCCGGGAATTGCGCGCCGGCTTCGTAGCGGCAGATGTTTGATTTATTCACGCCACAATTCTTAGCAAGCTGACTCAACGACAACCCGCATGCAACGCGATGGCGTTTTACACGCCTACCAACGATGCTCATTAGTTCCTCTTCGCTCATAAAATCCTTGGTTAAATCGAACCCAACTCTGCAAACCGTCCGCAGTCCGAACGCCAACGCAGCCATGCAGTGCCTCGGCCACCAAGCCATCGGCTCCTAACTTTTTGCACATGGACCTCGGTCACCGCTTGTGGGTCGGTGAGGTTCCGATGGATTGCCACGATGTTGTCCGCCTTGTTATAAAAATGAGCGGAGCCAGACACCGAATAGCCATCGGGCACGGGGTAACTCCCGTCCTTGTCTTTCATTAATTTCTGCGGGTGAGCAACAAGCCAGACATGTACTGAGTGCTGGCGTGCAAACGTGCGCAGTTGCGTCAAGAAAGCGGAGACGTACTCCGTCTCATTAATTCCCTCCTTGCGCCGCGTGTGATCAAGCTCGTTATATGGATCGATGATCAAGCCCCGCATGCCGTGGCGTCGAACAAGCACAGCGGCTTTGTCTAGCACTGAGTCCAGCGATGGGGTCTCGGGCAAAATAAAATGGAAATGCTCGTGCAACCAAAGCTTGGCGTCACTGAACTCGGCGTCGGTTACCTCGCCCGGGCGCAAGCGCTTCTGAAGCCGTTTCTCCAGCAGCTTGGCGGTGTGGAATGTCAGCGGCTGGTTCTCGGGAGAACAGACGCCAAAGACCCAATCGGATTGCTCTGCAAGATTGATTGCCAGGGCGTCTAGCCACTCGCTCTTGCCCATCGAGGGGATGCCCGTCACCAAGGACCATTGACCCGGCACAGGGGCGTAGAAGCGGTCTAGCGTTGGCCAGCCAGTGTGCTCGCCCTTGGGCAAGCCGTTATCGAGTAGCGTCTGAAGGTCGTCCTCGATATCAAGAATCGAGACTACGCCTTCCACCGGATAGGGAGACGCCGTGTTGATGCAGTCGCGCAGGATCTCAACGCCATGCTGTAGCAGCACGTCGTTAGCGTCCTTGCAGCCAATCGGTGCGGAGACACGCAAGCAGCGCTCGCGACCGAGACGACGACAGAGTTCTTCTTCAAGGCGCTTGCCGGGCTCATCTGAATCTGTCCAAAGGACAATCTTCTTTAGAGAATCAAGACGCTCATCGGAGAGGAAAGAAAACTTGGTATCAAAGTTCTTGGCATTGCCAGCAGGTGCGCCATCCGGAACGGACACGGCGTTCTTAAAGCCAGCAACTTCGAGCGAGAGGGCATCCATCTCCCCTTCGACAAAGATCGTCAGGTCATCATCAAGATCGTCGTATTTGTAGAGGATCTTTTCCGCCCCTGAGATCTGGCGAAAGAGCTTGTCGGGGGAGCGGTACTTGATGTTGACAATCTCACCGCTACGAAAGTAAGGGAACGCCACACAGTTGGATTCCTCTTCGACTTGCGGCAGGTAAACCCGTTCAACAGCAATCTTGTTGCGGATCAGAACGTCGACGGTAATTCCGCGTTGCTCGAAAAATTTAAACGCACGCTCGGTCAGTGCGAGGGGTCGGTGGTCTGGTCGAACGTAGTGCTTTTTGCTAGAGATCGCGGGCTTCTGATACTCACCCTGGGTGAGTCCGCCAGCCCAGCCACAGTGCCAACAGTTCCAAACTTGGCGTTCTGTGTTGACATTTAAGCAGGGATAGCTGCGCTTACGTCTGCTATTGCTGCATTGCGGACAAGGGACCTTAACCTCAACGCCGCTCTTGCTTCCGAGTTCAATTCCAAAATCTGCGAAGGTCTTCATGCAACCGTTAGTTTTTTTAAACATTTATACGTGGATAATTCTTACTTCTTACTGCCATCCGATGGCTCCCATCGGATGGCTTCCTCTGCCGTATTGCTACCAACCGTATTGCTGCAATGAAGAGTTTTTCTTAGGAAAAACGAAGAAGACGTTTGGCTGCACTCCGCTTTGCAGCCATGCCCCCCCCGACCCCCCCCAGGTCGCGGAAAGCGGGGAGACTCCAACCAACTACAACCAACACTTGCCGTCGAGTTGCACAACCAAACGCTTGGGTAGTCGTACTGAAGAGTTGTAGTTTTCCGAAAATTTTGCTATCCAAACGCACCGTTTGGGAGCAACCTTGCATCTTTCAGATGGCAGACCACTCAACAAAACAACCCAGCAGTTGCGAACATTAGCACAGCTATTTAACAGGTGCAACACTATCATCGAGGCATCAACATGAGACGACCGCTAACACCAGATGAGAAAGAGGACGCCGCAAGATTGCGCAAGCTATACGACCGTCTCGCGGGCGAGATGGGTACTTCGCAGGCCCAGATAGCGCAGGAGTTCGGGTTTGCGAACCCAAGCGCAGTGAGCCAGTATTTGTGCGGGCGTATCCCTTTGAACCTCAACGCCGCAACGAAGTTCGCCAACTTTTTTAATGTGCCGCTCAAGACCATCTCACCTCGGCACGCCGAAACGGTTGGCATACCTACGGATCAAAGCTCGATCCTCAGAGAGCTAGGCGTGACGCCAAATTGCGAGGTGCTACCCGCAAGCGATCAGGCGAGAAAAGTACTGGGAAACTTTGACCATCTGGTCGTTGACAGGACTGTGAAGTCGCTATCAGCCGGCACCTTTCTTGTGGGCGGCGGAGATGATGCAAGAGTCATTCTGGTGTCGATGGAAGGCGATACTTTTTGCGTCAAAGGGCTCGGGGATGAGGGCACTGAAGTGCGCCTGCCGCCCGCTGCCGAGCCGCTTCTTAACGTTGATGGACGCGTGGTGCTAATGACCCGGAAATTCTGATCATCTTTTGTTAGCACAGCTATTGACATGTCTCTGTAAACAACTCACAATTTGCATCGAACACTCTCAACGGGAGCAGAGATGTCTAGTGAACAGCAGGGAAATGTCTCAGGGTTGCAGGTGTACCGTGCGATAGCTGCGGTAACCTCGAAACTGACAAAAGCCGGTATCGGAAAAGATCGGCAGAACACACAGCAGGGCTATTCGTTTCGGGGCATCGATGATGTCTACAACGCCCTTGCGCCGCTCTTAGCAGCAGAGCAACTCTGCATCCTTCCGCGAGTCAAGTCTCGCGAAGTCATCGAGCGCCAGACCCAGCGCGGGGGCACGCTCTTCTACGTCTCAGTCGACGTGGACTTCCATTTTGTTTCGGCGGTCGATGGTTCGCAGCACGTTGTGTCCATGCCGGGTGAGGCGATGGATAGCGGAGACAAAGCGACCAACAAAGCGATGTCTGCTGCGTACAAGTACGCCTGTCTTCAGACGTTCTGTATCCCCACCGAGGGGGATAACGATGCAGACGCTACGACGCATACCGACGTCACTCCAACCGCCAAGCCGGTCAAGAAACAAGCCACCGTCCAAGCGCCGCCCAAGGGCGAGCCCGTGGTCGGCGCATCAGAGGTCGACTCGATCAATGCACTCGCCGCAGCAGCCGGTGTGCCGGTGGAAAAGATTGCCGCCAAGTACGGCGTCAAGACCGTTCAAGAAATCCCACTTTCAAAAACAGCAGAGATCGTTGATCGCCTGCAAAAACTTGCCCTAAAGGAAGCCGCATGAATAAGCAATGGACCCCAGACCCGAACGCAACTTACGTCACCCTGTTCGACAACCCGGCTGATCCGAACGGCAAGAAACCAGAGCGTAGCGGCACGATCAAATTCCCTGCCGACTGCTCGCATCTTGCCGGTCAGGAGATGGAGATCTCCCTGTGGCGCAAGGTTGGCCAGAGCGGCAAGCAGTTCTTTAGCGGCACCGTCAAGCCGAAGTGGACCCCTGATGGCGCGGCACCGAGCGCACCCCGGGCGGCTGAGCCACGGCAATCGGCAGCACCTCGCGCTCGCGGCTCTGTTGACGTGGATTTCTGATGAACCTGACCAACTTCAGGGGTCTTCCGGACGCGCTCGTTCAAGCCGTCCGCAATGACCCATACGCCGGAGGAGGAGACATCAGCACGACCAAGCTAATCGATGCTCCCCAGCGTCGGGTGCTGTACAAAAGGTACAGCGACTTTGTAGTCGAGGACGTGTCGGATCGGATCTGGTCCCTGCTTGGGCAAGCCGTCCATACGGTTCTGGAACGAGCTGAGACAACCGCTCTGACCGAGAAGAGACTCTTTGCCGAGGTGAATGGGTGGAGCGTTTCTGGGGCGTTTGATCGGCTTCACCTGGGCGATGAGCTGCTCCAAGACTACAAGGTCACGTCGACCTATAACGCCCAAGGATCAGAGAGTTGGACAAGGCAACTTAATGTTCTACGTTGGCTCGCGCACGAGAACGGCTACGAGGTTTCCAAGCTTCAGATCGTGGCGATCTTTCGCGACTGGAGCAGGGCGAAGGTGCGCGATGGTTACCCCGAATCGAACGTTGGCTTAATCGATGTTCCGCTTTGGGATTTGGATGACACGCGGGCGTACGTTGAAGAGCGGGTGTACCTGCACCAGCGTGCATCAGACGGGGATGAGATCCCGTGTACGGACAGTGAGCGTTGGTACGAGGGCACCACTTACGCGCTCAAAAAGAAGGGCGGCGTGAGGGCAACGAAGGTCGTAGCAAACATCGATGACCTTGGCGAAATCCAAGACGGCTACGAGGTCGAGGTACGCCCGGGTGAATACAAGCGGTGCGCGAGCTTTTGTGACGTCGCACCGTTTTGCAAACAATTCAAACAATCAAAGGAAAGTAAGGGAGAAGTACAGCAATGATGAACGTTGAAGAAGCAGCAAGTTATATGGACGTAACGCCAGAAACGATACGCGTCCTCGCAAGACAGAAACGAATTCCGGCGGCTAAGGTTGGGAAACTTTGGCGCTTTGACAGAGACGATTTAAATCAATTTATTCGGGGGCAGTACCAGCATGACACAAGAACAACAACAGCTCCCGGATCAGGTCCAGAGCAAGTCCAGCAAAGAGGAATATCTGACGGCTTGGTTATTCAACTGGTGGCAGACAGCAGTTCTTCTGGACCCAACGATTAATTCCGCTGACTGGGTCATGACCACGGCAACGATGCTTCGCATGTTAACGGAGTCGTCCTCAAAAGATGATGAGTCGTTTGCAAAAAATGCAGACTTGATTGTCGGTTTGGTCAAGGGCGAATTGAATGGTCCGAGAGAAATCATCAGGGACTAAACGTGTTGTGTCCGAAATGCTTGGGCCAGACGGTGGTCATCGAATCGCGTCACTCGGTGAACAACTCGATTCGTCGACGGCGCGAGTGCCCAAGCTGTTTGAATAGGTTCCGCACGCGAGAGGTCATTGAAGCTCGCGGCAAAAAAAGGAAAGCTCATGAGTGATAGCTACGAAGCAATCAATCAGCCCCGGCATTACCGGTCACATCCCAGCGGTGTGGAGTGTATCGAAATCACGGAGCACATGAATTTCAATCTCGGGAACGCCACTAAATATATTTGGCGTGCTGGTTTGAAATCACCAAGCGCGGTTGAAGACCTTAGCAAAGCACGCTGGTACATCACCCGCGAGATCCAGCGACTGGGCGGAGAGAAGATATGAGTAATGTATTTAAAGACCAGAAGTTATTTTTCGACATCACCGGGCAAACGCCTGGGGCCGAATCGTCAAAGCTCTATCGGGCGTTGATCGATGAGGAGTACCAGGAGATGTGTGACGCGAAGGATATGACGGATGCTGTTGATGCAGCACTGGATTTGATCTACGTCTGTGCGGGCTACTTGCACTCGCTTGGGCTTGACCCTCAACCACTGTGGGATGAGGTTCAGCTTAGCAACATGAGCAAGTTCAAGTCGCCCGATGGGTTCCGAGTCATGCGCCGCGAGGACGGCAAGATCATGAAGGGTCCCGCGTACTTTGCGCCTGACTTGCACGGTTTGATCATGGATCAAATGTCGGGCCGAGGGTTTGAAAAAACCCACTACTGATCAGCTTTGGTTCACACCGCTCCAAGCGGAGCGGGATTACCAATGGCAAATGGAACTGTGGCTACGCTGGAAAACTTTTGTCGAACGAGTTGAGTCGGCACTTGACACAGAAGATCCAAGCGAGCGCAAGGCAATGTACCAAAGTTGGCGTCTGGAATTGGGAGATGAGATGGCAAGGAACTACGCAAGGTATGCGGAGCAGATTATTGCCGGTGGTAGTCGAGCGCGAATCGACGCGGCGAATCGTTTGCTGATATCGAATGCGCCTAAGCGCATGCCCAAGTCAATGATTATGGGAGAGCTTGGTGGCGAATGAACCGTTCCCGCGTTGCTTTGATAGTCAGAAACAGTGGAGCATTTGGCGCGAGCTTGCCCTTGTGTCGCTGCCCGGGGGTAATGGGTATTGCGTGGATTGCTTGCCAAGTTTTCAGTCGCAGATGATTCGCGAAAGACGTTGTGCTTTCCCGGGCGTCACCTTTGTGATGGTTGACGACAGGCTCGAAGGGCGCAGGTCCCTTAAATCTAAAAAAAAAATGATGTATCAGACAGAAGAAGTCCTTTGAGATGCGTAAGTGTGCGTCAACACCTGACAGTACCCGTATAGCCATGCTATTGTGTGCTTGCGTGAAGCTTTGTGCTGGCCAATCGTCCCGGGAGGGGTTATGGCTATAGCTCGAAGAGGAAACGTCTGGCACTACACGATCACGATTCACGGGCGCAAGCACCGGGGTTCCTGTTTAACAGAAGACAAGCAACAAGCTCAGGAGTTCCACGACCGGCTGCGGGGTACGCTCTGGCGAACCGCTGTCATCAAGGAGAAGCAGCGCCGCACTTGGGTGGAAACCCTGGAGCGGTGGCTTGGGGCTCATGAGCACAAGCGGGATGCTGTTGGCGATATGCGCCACGGGCTCTTCTGGACAAAGGAATTCCGCAGCGCGGGCGTCAAGTTTCTTGACGAGATCACGCCAGACCTTGTGATGACAATCCGAGACAGGGAGGTGGGGCGAGCGAAGCAACGCTCGAAGAACGTCGAGGGAGTGCTCAAGCCGGCGACGATGAATCGCAAGATTGCGCTTCTGAGGACCGTGATCAACGCTGCGCACGGCAAGTACCTGTGGCTCGATGCGAAGCCAGTGTTTGAGATGTTGCCCGAGAACAACTCAAAGGTCAGGTGGCTGGAGCCAACGGAGTTTGCCCGTCTGGTTGCAGCGTTACCGCCAACGCTTGGGGCACTGGCGAGTTTTAGCGTGGCGACGGGTTTGCGTCAGTCCAACGCGTTCAATCTGAAGTGGTCGCAGGTGAACTTCGCAAGGAGAAGCATCACGCTGGAGCAGGAGTTGATGAAGAATGGCGAGCCGTTCTCAGCGCCCCTGAATCGCACGGCGATAGAAGTGATCCGAGGGCAGGTGGGACAAAGTGACGCATGGGTGTTTCCACAACAACCCGGTGGTCAGCCGTTCAAGCAACTGTCTTCAGCGGTGTGGGCAAGGGCGCTTCAGGATGCGGGGATCGAGGACTTCAGATGGCACGACATCCGCCACACGTGGGCGTCCTGGCTGCGTCAGGCGGGCGTTGGGATGGACAAGCTGCAAGAGCTTGGCGGCTGGAAGAACGCGACGATGGTCCAGCGCTACGCGCACCTGAGCGTTGAGCACTTGGCCGAGTCTGCAAGCGCGATTGATGGGGTTATGGGGAGCTTTTTGGGTGCTGCGAAGGGGCAGGACACAAATAGGACACAATGGGTCGGGGGGGCTAACGCTAAAGTTGCGTAACCCCTTGATTTATATGGCTCCTCGACCTGGGCTCGAACCAGGGACCTACGGATTAACAGTTTTGTTATGATTACTAGTACGAACTTGTAAGTACCTGTTTATGCTGGATTTTTACAACTCCAGTACAAAGCTTCACACGGCTAAACTGGTCTATACAGGGGGGTACTGGGACACAAATAGGACACAGTTAATCCGTGGATAACACCAAGTCTTGGAACCCTGCTTGGATGAAGACCTTGTTCGCTTTTGCGTACAGGGTCTTCTGAGTTTCCTTGAGCTTGTTCTCAAACTGAATGGCTTGCGCTTGCAGCTTCTGCGACTTCTCAATGTCGCCAGAGCGCAGCGCGATGTAGCTCTCGTCCTCGATACGCCGAAGTGTCATGTTCTCTG